AATTGACAAAACTGTCATGTCGACCGTGGATACCACTGTTCCGGTTACGGTGTCTGCGTATATGGTTGTCGACGCGCCAATCGGCGCGTTGGTTTCCAATGCAGAAATCGCCAATGTAATCGCAGAGTTGGTTTCGTTCGTTGCCTCTACAGGCGCGGATACGACCATCAAATACGATTGCAGTGGCAACGGCGCTCAGACCCTGTTGAACGGCGGACTGTAAGTTCGTTCGTCAACTCGAGTCATTCTCGTTTCTGTTCCGGGGGGGATAGCCCCCCCGGTTTCGAAACGGTAATCTCATGCCCTGGTGCTACGAGCCTTAAAAGCTCGCGGTATGGGGAACATCAACTTACGGGTCTGTCACTGTAACTGCGTGCGAGTAACGAAGGAAGAGTAGTGTCTTGCCAGGCGTGTTTAAAACACGTCCGGTAGTGTACACCTTCCCCGTGTTCGTGTGCAGTGTAGGTGCGATCGTTGAGTTGATGTCGCCTGTCATTTCCCAAATGCATTCGTTGATTGTCGTCAACCGACGACGTTCTCCGTTTGCAATAGAGGGAAGGATAGACTTATTGAATTGTTTTGTAGACATCATATGTTTATGAATTGATTCATGCGTGAGGTGAAGCTGGTAATCATTGGTGGTGCATGCTCTAGGAGTCATACCTTATGGATGACGATAAGAGCCTAGATCAGTATAAACTCATCGCTGCACTTACCAATGACGTCTTCACGTCATATGGAAGTGTAACTTCAAACAACACTAAAATACTTCGCCTAACCTTGCAAAAGATCAAGCGTCGTATCGCTACCGAAGGTATAGGTTTTCTAACGAAAACCTTGCCTCGCCTGGGAAAAGCCCTTGATAAGGCTTTATCTGAGGATACTCCGATGAACGGTGCAAGCTTGGGTTTCAAAACCCTCGCGAACACTAAGCTTCCGAAATTATTCGGTGAGCTTTTCATTAAAGTCCTCAAACCAGACGGGACACCACTCGATAGCCCATGTGTCAACAGTATTAAGCAACTACGTCAGCTTCTTTATTTGTTTTACAAGTATGAGCTGCCTTATTCAGATGAACAAGAACAGTCAGTCATCGATCGATTCACAAGAACCGAGCGAGACCTTGAAACCATCTCAGAACGGCTTCGCTGCCTTAGCGCTGCTGTTACTGAACGCACTTCTACCCCCGGTCGTCGGTTTAATCACCAGTCTGGTGAAAAACCGACTCGTAAAACCGAAGAAGAAGTCGTCCGCAAAGCTAGATGCCTCCTCTCGGACGCCCTAGCTTTCTTTGACCCGAAAGACGTCGTCCCACGGCACGGCCCTGGAGCAGTTGCTACCAAGCAACAACTCTGGGAGAAGTACCAATGGGTTAACGTCTCGGCGAAGATCACGCG